GCTGATCTTCGCCGTGTACTTCTTGCCGAGGCTGATGCTCCCGAGCGTCACCTGGAGTTTCTTCTGATTCGCTGTTTCTTTCGCCATTCGCGTCACCATTCTTCCTGCCGGCGTCAGGCCGGCATTGTGGGGGTTTCGTCCTTGGGCTTCCGCGCCCGCGTCCGCTTGGGCTTGTTGTCCTCCTGATATTCCAGCCACTCCGGCGCAATAAGGTCCCTGAACAGGGCCGTCAGGGACATCCTGGGCAGCTTCCGCTTCTTCGCCGCGGCGAAGAGCCGGGCGAACAACTCCGGCTCCCGGACGTTCAGGACGTTGTATGCCGGGATGTGCGCTGTCGGCCCCGCTTCCTTGCTCTTTGCTTTCGCCATGAATCTCGTTCTCCTGTTCGTCGTCGGCCCAACTGATTTCATAGGAATAATAGCACGGAGATTTTCCTTGTCAATAGAAAAACAAAAATATATTTTGATTTTCTTTGGCGACCGTGCCGATGATAGAATTGGCTTTAGAGAACGAAAGGGCAAACTCATGTGCAAGGCGATATTGGCTCTGACACTGGCGGCTTCGATCTCGGCGGCGGGGGATTCGCGGCGGACCTTCACCCTGACCGGCGTGCGAATCACCGCGTACTGCATCTGCGAGAAATGCTGCGGCAAGGCCCCCGACCATCCCCTCTACGGCGTTACGGCCACCGGCCACAAGGTCAAGGACGGGGATCGGATCGTCGCCGTGGACCGCAGGCTCATCCCGCTCTACTCAACGGTCATCATCGGCGGGGTGAGCTACTTGGCCCTGGACACCGGCGGGGCGATCAAGGGCAGGCGGATCGACGTGCTTGTCACCGGGACGGATGCGCATCGGCGGGCGATGGCTATGGGGGTCCGGCGGGGGACGGTGGTGGTGCAAAAGCGGTTGCAAAAGCGCGCAAGCGGTTCAAAAGCGGTTCCCAAATAAAAGCCCCCGGCTGAGGGTGACCGGGGGCGAGCAGGTGGGCCGGGGAGACGGGCCGGCCACGCTCAGGCGAAGGCGATCAAATGTCCGCCACGGTGTACTTCTTGTGGCTGCCCACGTCGATCGTCACGTCCTTCAAGGCACAGAATGGCGTCTGGAAGGGGTTGGTGAAATCGACCATGCCGTTGGGATCGCTCAGCACCGAGCCCTTGAAGAACTTCCAGCCCGTGGGCGCCACCTTGGCCCGCAGGTCCTCGGTCGAGAAATCCACCTTGCCGTAAGCCTCCAGGGCCGTCAGTGCGCCGACGGAGTTGTAGAAGAGGGTCGCCCCCGCCTGCTGGTAGATCGCCGCAACTATGCCGCTCTGGTGAGCAGCCACGCCGTTGTCGTAGTGCCGCCACGTGCCGCCGTACTGGTTGACGGTGGCCAGCCGCGAGTAGGTTTTCAGGTTCACCTGGCCGTCGATCTTGGTGATGGGAACGGCCGTGCCTGCCGCCTTGGTGACGTTCTCCAGGTTCACCGTGCCGCTGCCGGCAATCAGGGCTATCGTCTCGACCTGGCAGGGGGTGCCAGGGACCGGCCCGACAGTAACCGTGCCTGTCGTGTTGATCCGCAAGGTCGTGTTGGCCAGGCCGTCGAACTCGACCGTGCCGCGGCCCTGAATGTTCGCACTGACGGTGTTGGCGACGCTCATGTAGCGGATGCCCGTGCCGTAGTCGTCAAACAGGTTGGCGTGGCCGGAGAAGACCGAGCCGACGTTGAACTTCACCGGCGCCGCCGAGGATGCCCCGAAGTTACAGTTGGACAGGTTGATCACGCTGTTGACCGCCGTGGCCGACAGGTCGCCGGTCAGGGTGTAGGTCGTCGGTGCATCGGCGGGAAAGATCAGGTTTTGGTCTGCCGCGATTGCGACAGTCCAGTTGCCCGTCGTGGCCAGGTTGCCGGTCCCTGCGCCGCCCGTGAAAATGTTATCCGCTATCGCCATGATCGTTACTCCTTGTCTTTTTCGCCTGGGTCGCCTATAATCGGGGCATGAAGATCATCGCATACATCTGCTACGCCGCTCTTGCCGCCGTCGTCCTTGGCACCCTGGGTACGCTGGCCGTCGTAGGCGTCCAGGTCGCATCGACTTGTTGGAAGATCGGGTATGTTCCCATGCCGTGACATGCCGGCTTCTAGTTTCTCATCCGTCACAAACGCCGGCCCCGGAAACACCGTTACTGGAACCCGGTGACCCACTGTGCCCGCCTTAGCGACCCCGAGTCCCGCTTTGCGGCATTCGTTGTAGAGCATATTGCATCCGCAAGTGCCATCAACGGGAGCCGCCCAGCATTGGTCAAGCCGCCCTACCGCCCGCCGACTGAACTTGATAGCTCCGCTGGCAAGGCCGGTCGGGTGCGCCTCACGGCCACGGGCATCGACTACGTGCGGCCCGGTCACGTCGGCTTCGCCGAGGATGAACGGCTCGCTCTCGACCGTTAGGACAATATCGTCGTCGAGCATAACCAGCCAGGGCAGGTCCGTTTCAGTGATGAACCATCGGAATATCTCGTTGCGGACGGCGAACGTGCCTTTCCACGTGGCCGAGCCGATGAACTCGCGGTAGTGGGCGACGGACTGGCCGAAGCGGCGCAGGTGCCGATTGACCGTCGGCCGGCCTTTGAGAACCGCGAATTGAATCTCCGGGTATATCATGCCGGCGGCTCCCATACGCCGTCGCCCCATTCCGTGTCGTCGTGGCAGCCGCCTGCCCCAAACTCGATAGTGCCGGTGCCTCCTGGGTAGCTCTTGCGCCAGACGGCGCCGGAGATTACGCAACTCAACGTCAGGCTATCGTTCGTCGTGCGCAGTTCCAATAGGCCGGCGGTGGTGACGCGGGCATGAATATGAAAGTCAGCGATAGCCTCAACGCCCGTGGCGATTAGGACCCCGTCCTTATCATGCGCGGTGTATGAAAGTTCAATCCACTCGCTGTCGTCGCCTAGCCAGGACGCGATGCCGTTGCCGGCAAACCCGCCATTTGTGCGGGCTTCGGTGTTTCCGGGGTGATTCCCAATGAATAAGTCATACTCGCACCGCCGCAAGTCAAGGGCAATTTGCAGAAATGAATTGAGGCAACCAGCCAATGTCCAAAAGGTGCATTCTTCCGGGTAACTTTCATAATACCGGCTCATGCTGTAGTGAGCCGTGAACGAAGCTGTAGTATCGGCCCCGCCGCCACCCGCGCCCCCGCATCCGATCAAACACGCGCACCAGACCGTCCCTGCCCCGGTCCCCTCGCGCCAGAGTATCTTCGCCGAGCCGGTAGCGGCGGCGGTCAATGTGGCCGTCGAGCCGTCGGTGATGTCCGCCCACTTCTCCGTACCCGTGGCGAATATCACCTTCACGCGGACGACGCCCTGAATGATAGCCAGGCCGCGGCCGCTTTTGGGAATGGCCTGTTGGAGCACGGCGAACCTGCCCTCATGCCCGCGCGCCACGGAAGGCACGATGGTAGTGAAGGCGATGTCGCTGTACATGAAGGTGGCGGGGTCCTCCGTCGGTTCCTTGTGGACGGGATTCTCAAGGCCGACGACGGCCGCGAATTCGAGATCGAGATCGGAGTAATTCTCGATGTATACGAGAGTCTGCTCGATGTCCCGATGATCGTGGGGGTTCCCGCCGACGATGGCCTGAAGCTCCTGAATCGCCAGCGCATGCGAGTCGATCAGTTGCTGTGTGAGCAGGTCCTGCGGGTTGAATCGTATCGGCTTTATCATGGCGGATTAAGGAGTCCTGCGAAGCTGACTGCCTCAAACTTGCGATTTACGCCGTCAGGTAAAACGTATTCCCATTTTCCGGTAATTTCGTTGTAGTCCTTGTTCCACTCTTCCGACCGAGAGGCGACCGTCACTTGATGCTTGTACGCCTTGCGGCCGTCAGGCAATTGGAAGGGGTCGGCGCTGCCGCCTCTGAACAAAACATGCCCCGGCGCGCCGCCGAGGAACGTATCGGAGTTCACCTTGTCTGCCCACTGTGTGTAGGTATTCAGCCCCGCGGTCATGCGCACCCCGAAAAGGATCGCCTCCGTGATCGACAGCACCTTGCGGGGCAGGACTTCCCTATTCTCAACCGACTTGCCCGATTCCCACTTGGCTTTGGGATTCTTGATGTTAAAGGTGAACCCGTCGGCGGAATAGTTGTACCTGATTGCGAAAGCCGCGGCGGGGTCCAGGGCGTCCACCTTCCAGGCCGGGACAAACTCGGCTACGGTTGTCGCCTTGTTGCCAGCAGGGTCGTCGCTGCCCGTTCCGTACCGCGTCTCCACCGACATGCACTTGAGGAGGCCATTGACGGCGCCGCCGGATGTGTCCTGGGAACCAAGAAGGGACTGCCTCACGGCCTCGATCTCGCTGATGTCGCTGACGACGACGTGGGTACTGCTCGAACCGCCGTCGAGGCTGAGACGATTGCGCCAACCTTTTGAAGGGTCTATTGCCATTGGTCAACCTCTCAAGGGTATCCCGTCTCGGACCATGATCGCCACAGAAGCCACAAGGGCGTTGATGCCGTCCCTGGTCTCTTTGGGAATGTTCGCGTCGGCAAGAAGGGCCGTCTGCGTGTTGCGGACATAACTCATCGCGTCCATAAACTGCCCATCCGTGCGGCCAAGAAGTTCCTGGGCCTTGTCCATCTTCCGCCGATCATACTCCGCCTTGGTGATCTCTTTGTTGCCCAGCGCCTGCAAAAGTGACTTGTTGTATTCGTCGTAGACCTTGTAGGGGTCTTTCTTCATCCGCTCCTGCTTGACAAACGTGGCGGAGTCCCCGCGAGCTTCGCCCCGGACAATGGACTCAATCTCTGCCGGGGTGTACTTATTCTGCCTGCGAAGCTCTTCTCTCTTGGCCTCGTAGGGGTCTATCGTGCCGTGAATCATGCCAAGTCTGATCCGCTGGCCCGCGGCAATGTCCGCGAGTTCCATTTGGTGCTTGTCGCTAAAATACTTCTGTGTCGCGGCGGCTACGTCCTGGATTTCCGCCCGGCGGCCCTCTCCCCATGATCTAACAAGAGACCGCTCGGTTTGATTCCATTGCACCTGCTCTTCGGTGGTCTGCCGCGTCACCAGCGACTGCTTGTCCCTGATGTCATCGAGCGTGTCCTTGACGTTCTCCCCATATTGCTTGTCAAGAATGGCCAGTTTGAGAGTCTTGTCCGCCTCGATCTTCGTAACGTCATCGCCAGCTTTCTTGCCCTTGTCGATCTCAAAATCGTACTGCTGAACGAGGGAAGCCCGCTGCTGCTCGTATCCCCTTTTGTAGAGTTGGATTTTGTTCAGGGCGTTCTCTTGGTCCTGCTTCTTATCTTCCTCTCTGTCCTTCGTGTCCAACTCGTGCCTTCGCTGCTCCTGTGCGAAGGCTAGCCTCGCCGCCTCATTCCTCTGCTTCTCTGGCAGGCTTTTGACCACCTTGTCGGCCTCTATCGAAGCCCTTGCCGCGACCACAATCTTTGCTTCGAGGCCTGGTATGAGTTCCTTTTGCCCCTTCTTCCTCACTTCTTCCAGTTGTGTGTCAAGTTTGTGGAGTATATTCGAGCTTTGTTCGGCGGCGAACTTAGCCTCCTCCGTTTGCATTTGGTGGCCCTGCGCCATCGCCTCCGTTTCTATATTGGCCTGGGCGCCGAGAATTCCCCATCGGCGATTTCTGCCCTCTGGATTCGCTTGTTCTTTTACTAGCCGCCTCTGAAGTTCCGTGTTTCGACTATCATTCCTCTCGGCCAAGTTCGACTGCTTATCGGCGGCTTCCTGACCGGCCACGTAAACCATGTCATTGATTGCCGTTTCCTGCTTTATAACTTCCATCTCCCGGCCGATGCCGGTCTGGCCCATGCTTCTGCCAAGGATTGTCCGCTCAAAGGCATTGCCAAGCACCTTACTGACAGACATCTCCGCCAGGTTCGCGTACCTCTGCGCCACTGACACCTGGTTCTCGCCGGCCTGCGCGGCCAGCCCGGCCGCCTTCGCTCCGAACGGCGTGGTGGTGGCGCTTCCCGCGCTCATTGAGGCAATCTCTTTTGAGAGGGATGAAAGGCGGTCGGAAAACTCAGTCATGGCCTGCTTGGCACTATTGTTGGCATCCGTCATTCCCTTGAGGGTTTCGCCAACAACAACGGCGGCCGCCATTACCGCGCCAAGCATCGGACTGCCATACAGAAATCCGCCGGCGATCAGCCCCGCCTCCTGGCCTATTCCGGGAATGTTTCCAAGTGCGCGGGACGCCTCAAAGCCGATCATCTGGCGAAGGATTCGCTTTTGGCCCATGCCGGAGAACGTGCCGCCTTGCCCACCCCCGGCGGTTTCGGCCTGAATCTCCCCGCGTTGCCGCAGGTATGCCTGGTCGATGCGGGCAAGCTCCTGAGCGTTCCCGGCGTGAAGCTGCCGCATGGCGCTGTACTGCTCGGTCAGGACGCGAAGCTTCCGCTCGCCCGTCGTCTCGGTTGACCGCTGGAATCCATCCTCAATCTTCGCCCGCTCTTTGGCCCCCTGTGCGGCGAGTTTGGTCTTTTCCTTTTCGGATGCGACGTTGGCGGCTATCTCGGCCAGGGCGATCTTGTTGTGAGCCTTATTGGCATCGAGCCGGCGCTTTTCGTCCTCCTGCTCGGCCCGCGTGACCATCACGCCGCCAGCGCGTTCTTCCTTGGCTTGGTTAGCTTTGGCGTTCGCCAACTCATTATTATCTCTCAAGCCCACGGACAAAGCGGCGGCCAGTTCTTTTTCACGCGCGTTGTATTCTTGATCTTTACGCTTCGCTATGCTCTCAAAAGCTTTTTCGCCCTCCCGTGATTCTTTGAATGACTCCTTAGTACGCTGCCGGGCGCCGGATTCTCGTGCCGCTTCAAGCTGCAAGCGCCGCTGGGCCGTAATCGCCTGGTCGGTCATCTTCCATAGGCTGTGGTAGCCTACCAGTTGCTTCTCTATGTCGCGGACAGTTTCACGGGCCGCAATCCCTTCCGGGGTACGCGGCGTTGTCTGCCGGGCAACTTCATAAGCCCTTTGCAGATTGCGAGCCGTCCGAAAGCCGGCGGCTTCAATCTGTGACAGATCGTTCTTGACCGTCTCTGTGCCGACGACCTTCAGCCGCAATATGGATTCGCGTCCCATTTATCCGCCCTCGATGAAGTTCATAACTTCGGTTTCGGCGGCGTCCAGGGCCTGCTCGGCGCCCTGCTCGGCCGCGCGCCTGGCGAAGTAGACGGGGGCGGTCCTGGGCCTCTTGCTCGACTGGACCAGATTCCCCGCCTTGTCGCGGTAGACGATCCTGTGCCCAAGCTCGACCATTTCGTCATAGAAGACCCGCTTGGCGCGGCCCTTCTTTTTCTTCTCCTTCTCCGCCCAGCCCCGCTGCTGCTTTCGCCCGCCCTCCCACTTCTTGATGAGCTTGGCGCGGGTCATCTTCGACGACGAGAAAACGCTGATGACGTTGGGCCGGTCTCCGCTGCCAGCCCTTGCGGCAAGGCTGGCCGACAGGGCCCCTGACTCGCTGTGTATGTTGCCCTTCTCCAAGGCAACAAGGGGCTGGAGGTGCTTCAGCAGGATCGGGCGGATTTCCTTATCGGCCATCCGCTTGACCATGCCGTCGAGATACCGCGAGAAGGCCGCGATGTCTTCGGGCTGATAGATGACACTCAATGTCGGCATTTACCATCCTGCCTTCTGAAACTTTCGCCGAATCTCTCGGGAACTCATCGACCGCTTCTTTGCCCGGCCCTGGGCCTTCATGCGCCGCTGGTGGTCTTCCTTCATGTCCTGAATCCAGTCCGGCGGCTCATACTTGCAATCCGCCAGCGCCGCCGCTTCCGCAATGTCCCACGGCTCCATGATGTACCGTGCTTCCCAGAACTTCAAGACGCTGGGCGGGATCTCGTTGCGGATGAAGTCGAGGTCCCAGATTCCAAACCGCAGCCCGAACGTGGCGGCAAAGGCAAGGTCGGGCTGCTCTATCAGTTTTTTACGGCGTCCTTCGCCTCATAGCCGTTCACCGCCCTGGCGGCGTTGTAGAGGTCGATGATCAGCGAGTCGGGCCACTCCGGGCCAAGCAGTTGATCGACCGTCACCGGGGGTTCCATCGTGGCCGCGATCCACTCCTCAAGGAAGTGGGCGCCTTCGACCTCCTTCACATCCTTGCCGTTGGGGTCCGGCTTGCCATCGGTGTGCGTGAGGGGGTTGCCGTCCGGGCCGCACACCCACACACGGGCCTTGAGCGCCGCCAGTTCGGGCCGAAGCAACTCCCGAAGCTCGACCTTCACGTCGCCGATGGGGAAAGACTTCCGCTTGACCGCCTTCTTTGCCGCCGCCGCCAGTTTCTCGTAATCCAGTGCTGCCATTTCGCGTTACTCCTGTCTCTGTTAATTGCCAACTGCCAACTGTCAACTGTCAATTGCCAACTGTCCACTGTCCACTGTAAAAAGGTCACCAAGGGCCGGACACGGCGCGGATGACCGGCCGGCCCCTGGTAACGCGAATCCGTAATCAAGCCGCCAGGATGGCCCGGAATCGGACCTGGAGCGCCTGCGTGAGCGTGCCAGCAAGGTCAATTTCCTTGTCCCCGGAAGCAACCGTGATCCGGTTGGCTGCCGCGAACGTGATCGTGTGTTCGTTGCCGGGCTCCACAACCGCCGTATCGACGAGCGTGTACCCGTCGCTGGCGCCCGACGACACGGTAACGTCGTTGGCATTCGTGGCTGGGGCCTTGAAGTACATCTCGGTGATCTTGTAGCCGGTCAGGTTCACCGTGCCGGCCGATCCGCAGGCCGTCAGGTCAATCGTGGCCACGCCAGCCGCCATCGTGACGGTGTAGAGCGGAACAACGACTTCGCCGGCAACCGCACTGCCGTCTGTCATCGTCCAACCCGCGTTCAGGGCGATGGTGAAGTCCGACGTGTTATGCTTGCTGTCCTCCATCCGGCCGAGGCTCATCTTCTCGATGCCGCCCGTGCCCGCAATGGTCAGACCGTCAGACAGGAGCAACGAGATCGCGCAGCCGTTGATGCCTACAACGTCGTTGATCTCTTTCTGCCGGACCTTCTCGTAGGTCAGGGTGGCCTCGATGGTCGCCGACTGCTGGCTGCAAAGCGCCTGCTGCTCAAAGCCGGTGCGGTCGCCGCTGATGGGCGTCCACGTGTCCTTCTTGTGCTGCCTGCCGGGCGGGGTCAGGTTCTCGACGCCCTGAATGTCCACCGTGACTGTGCCGCCGCCGGGCGTGACGACCGTAAGGTGCGCCACCGTGTTAAAACTTCCGTCAAAATCGTCCGTTGCCATGGTTGATTCTCCTTGTGTTAGGTTCGGCGGCGCAACCCGACCGCCCGATACGTGACAATGATGTCCGAGTAAAACAACGACGCCTCGGTTTCGAGGCGCAAACGATCGTAAGCACCCTCTGGGCCGTGCCGCACGGAAATCACCTGTGCGCCGGCAAAGGGGTGGACCGCCGCCGGGCAAGCCAACTGCCGGGCGCACAGCCATTCGATGATCTCCGAACGCAACTGCATCAGGAGGGCGGCCTGGCTCTCGCTGATGCCGCCGCTGGTGAGGTCCGCGATCCGCTGGAGCATGACGACGTGGACGCCGAACGTGTCGTCGTAGAGTCCGTTCATGCTCAGGCGGTCGGAAAGGTCGTCGCCCGGAATGACCTGGAGCATCACGGCCTGTCCAATCTCGGGGATTGAGGCCAGGTCCAGCTTGCGGGCGAAGAGCCGCACGGCGGACACCGCCAGGCAAAAGGTGGCTGAGCCTGTGGTCAGGCTTGTCACGACCGCCCTGGCGGCGGCATCGGTCTGTCCAAATGTGGTCTGTGTGGCCATGTCAGATTGGACCCTTCGTGTGAATCTTCAGTGCTGTGCCGGCCGGGCCGATGCGGTCGTAGACGTTCATCGGCGCCGGGGCCGTGACCTCGTACATGGCCCCCGTCTGGTCTGCGATCCGGTCGCCGCGGGCGGGGATGAAGGCGGCGCCCAGGCTTGCCGCCGCCACGATGAAATCGACGAACTCGTGAGTGATCGGCACTTCGCCGTCGAGGATTTCACAGCCGCCGCGGGTGAGGGTCGCGTCCACGTTGGCAATGGTATCCCCGCCGCGCATGTAGGTGATCGGCGTGTTGGCGTGTGCAGCGAAGTCGCCCGCGAGCTTCGATACCGCCTCGGCCATTCTGTTTGCGTTCCGTGTCATCGGGTCGTTCAAACTCCGGCGGCAATCGCCTTCTTGACAGTCATCCGGCCATGTGTGCGGTATCCGATATGTCCATTGGCCAGCGTGCAGACGAACTCATAGACGTAATTGTGCGCCAACTGGGGCGGGCTGGTCTCGAAGGCCGCCGTCTGTGCCGCCGTCAGGTCGGCGGCAAAGGTGATCGTGGTGCCGTCGATGGCGATGGTGGCCGCGACTTGCAGGTCGGCCTTCACAGACACGCCGTCGACCGCCGAGAGGTACTGCACGGAGTCCATGATTCGCAGCACGGCCGTGGCGGTGGCAAGGCTGGGCCCGGCGTAGTCTGTGACGGTGATGGAGAACTGTGTGCCGTCGGCTGCCCGGTAGTCATCGCCGGCCCACAGCGTGGCCAGGCTGGCCTCGCCGACGGTGGATGCGTAGGTGATCCGCCCGCTGCCGATGGTGTCGGTCTTGACCTTGATCGCGTCGACGACGGTGTCGATGGCGTCCAGTTCGGCGTCGACGCTTCCCGCCGCCGGCGTTCCGGTGGAAGGCGCGAGCTTTAGTGCGTTGCGGGTTTCCTGGGCGGTCAGGCCGCCGGTCTTGTCGGCCAGGGCCTCGTTGCTGTCGGTGGCGTTGTCGAAGGTTCCGCCGATGTCGCTTGGCAGGGTCGCTCCGCTGTCCTTGCGGAACAATGCGCGGAAGAAGCCCAGGACCGTGTTGACGGTCGTGCCCGTGAAGGCCCCGATGCGAGCCAACAGGGTTGTAACGCCGGCGGAGTCCGGCGGCGCATTCGTCAGGCTCGTAACCGTGCCGCTGTCAACAATCACGTGCTGGTTTGCGGCGAGAGAGACGCCGCTTGCCGCCGTTATATTTGTCGGCGTGGCGAAGCCGGTCGGGGTAATCCAGGCCGCATCGCCGCGATCCCGCAGGGCCTCCGCGCTGTCGGTGGTCGGGTCGAACGTGCCGGTGGTGTCCTGGATTTCCGCCAGTGCTGCGGAGTTCATAGTCCGCTTGTTGTAGAGTCCCCTCAGCCAGTGTGCCAGGCTCGTGATGCCAGCCAGGATGGTTGCGATTGCACCCACGCTGGCTTCCTTGGCCACGCCGCCGTTGCTGTCATACGCGGCCAGGGCGGCGGCGGCTCCGATCTGAACCACGTTGCCGGAGGAGTTGAGGAACGTGCCTGTGCCAGTAAGATAAATGTCGGAGACAACCCCGTAATTGGACTGGCCGACAGAACCCCCGATGTTGGTCTGGCCGTTACCTATGATTCCTTGATTGACCTGGCCATCGCCGCTATATCCGTAATTGTACAGCCCATAGGCGCCGCCGATATTGTTCTGGCCGTTTCTTATTCCTTCGCAGTGCAAACCGTCCTTGTCGTTCGCCGTGCTCTCCGTCCTTACCGCGTGATCCGTGTCGCTGAAGACATGGAAGTTACGCATCACAAGGTCCACGTCGTCAACGTCGCCCGTGCCGAGGAACACGCTCGCCACGTTCGCCGCCGCCGGTGCGCTGGCGTTAATCTGCCGCACATCCGCCGCCCCGCCGGCCGGGACAAGCGTCGTGCCATTCCAGTACCACAAGCACGAGCACACGCGATAGTCTGTCTGCGCAGGGTTCGCCCCGGCCTGAACGTACACATCGAGCCAGTAGAATCCCGCCGCGACTGCCGGGAAAGTGGCTTGCACGGCCACGTTGCCGCTGGAGGCGGCATGGACCTCGATCAGGGCGATGTCGTAGTCGCCCCAGTTGGCATCGTCGAACGCCTCGGGGTTCGTGCCGTGATACCAGTTGCCGAGCATGTCGCGCACTATGGCATAGACCGTCTCGGCCCCATCGTCATGGATCAGTTGGATTTCGTTAGCCATGCGACTGCTCCTCGACCGCATCGAGTATCTCGCGGATCACGTCCTGGTCGCGCGGTTCGGGGTCGTCGTAGCTCACCATCGCTCGCATCGCCCGCGCGTACAGGATACTTGCCGCGTCGAAGTCCCGCTGTGCCGCCGCCAGCAATCCGGCGTAGTGGGCCATGGACCGCCCCGCGATTCCCGCTGTCCGCTCCGCGTCGCTGGCTGTCGGTCTTGGTCGTGGTGTTGTGATTTCATTCGCCATTCATCTTCTCCTCGGCGTAGAACTGCCCGGACTGGTTCTTTTTTTACGCATTGATTCGGCCTCCTCTCACCGGGCGAACCACAAGCGTTGCGGTGGTCTTGAGCGATACACTCACACGAGGGTAGGATTGCGACCAGTCTACGTAATCTGCGTAAGTGCTACTGGCCCCGAATGTGGATGACCAGTAGAACAATATACTTGTGCCTGGAAATGCAACACGATTTACGGACGGCCCGGCAGAGGTCAGCGAGCAATCGCTCAGCAAGAACAACTCAAAAAGGTTCGGCACTCGCCAGTCCGCGCTGAAGCCCGCGTAATTCAGGGCCAGGGAGTTTGTCAGGGCGCTGGCCCACGTCACCTGTGCCACTGCCGCTCCCAGGACCGTACCCCCGGCCTGCGTCGTGTCCTCGGCTGATGAGTTCACGTTGATGGTGATCGTGTTGGCCGCGATGGCGTAGATGATATGGTTGCCGTTGACCGTTGGCGAGGCGACGCCATGATGGTCCGTCACCCCCGATATATTCACCAGTTGCCCGATGCGGAAGGTGTGGGCCGTCATCGTCAATACGGAGGTGGCTCCCTTCGTCCACGACTCCACAGTATCGGTGTTGATGGTCGCCCAGACCGTCTCTCGCCAGTATGTCGGGAAGTTGGCAATATCTGCGGCCAGGGTCGCCCCGGCGGCGTGGGCAACGGCGCACACATAATACTTGACCGCGCCGACGGAATCGAAAATCAGGTCAGCCGCCGCGTAGTTATTGGTCGTCGCCCAGTTGCCCCGAACGATCTGTACCTGGTTGGTCGCGTGTACGCCCGTCGCGCCGGGGATGATAAGCTCCGGCTGCTTGACCCATTGCAGGCCGGTGGCGCGGTCGCTGATGGTGCCGTTGCCGAGGTCGAGGAACCGCGTGGCCTGGATTGCGCCGCCGCTGACCCCGCGCGGGTTGCCGGCCTGGAGGTCGCCGTCATCGCCGGTGGCGTAGCTCGTCACCTGCCCGGTGCGCGGCAAGTACAATCTAGGCGTTTCTGTTTTCATGCCACATGTTTCCAGATGCGTCTTGACAGAATCTCGTTGATGGTGCTCTTGCCAACATTGTACATCTTCGCCAATGCGCGTTGAGTAACGCCGCCGATCGCGTAGGCAAAACGAATGGACCGTACACTGGATTCGGTTAGAATAACCCGGCCATGCTGTTCGCCTCGCATCACTCTTTCAGGATGGGTATAAGCACCATTACGTGCGCCGACTGCTATTCTCCCCTTGGCAACTGCATCCTGCATGTTGTCAGACTTCGTGCCAAGAAAGAGATGGTCCGGCCTTACACATTGCCTTACATCGCAATGATGCAGACAACAGATACCGATAGGAATAACGCCCACAATCATTTCGTAGGCAACGCGATGCGCCCGATGCCCCTTGCCGTTTATTGCAATCTGCCCGTATCCTTGGGTGTCTGTCGAACCTCTCCACAACCAACAACCGTCGAGATCGGTAGACTTATCGACTTTCGCCCAGAAACGCTCAGACAGAGTTTTTCTCATTATAAGTTCACCTTCTAAGTGCGCGGCAGCCACAGTTTGTTGAGGCATTGAATCATTGGTTCACTTCTCGCAAAGCTGGAACTCCAGCCGGTCAATCAAATGCACGTCGCAGCCTATCCTGTGGTCCTGCCAAAGCTCCATCGCCGTGTTCCGCAGGGCCGCAAGCTGGTCGCGGGCCAAGCCCTGCAACTGCACGCGGGTCAGCGGCCCGGTGTCGATGTCCTGGTTGTCCGGCTCGTCGGCGTATAGGTCATCGTCGATGTACGGCGTCTTGGCCATCTTCACACTTCCGCACCGTTCTTCACGGCGGTAATGGTCGTCTTCACACCGAGCGGGTCACCAGTGAGCGTAGCCGCCGTGGCGATAGCCGCCTTGACGGGTTCCTGGGCCTCGGGCGGCGCGGCCTCCACGCCCTGGACGACGGCACCCAGCGCAGCCGTCACACGGTCTACCGTGCCGGTAAGCGTCGTCTTTGCCGCAACCAGCGACCGGCTGGACAGCAGCCACCACACGCCGACGCCAACCATCAGCACCAGGGCCACAATGGCAATCCAAGGGTACACCTCAAAGAGCACGCCAGTGACCACCAGGGCCAACCCAGCGGCGGCGATTGCCAGGCCGAGCATGATCTGCTTTGCCCATATCGCCAGGATGATGCCGGCGGCCAGCATCAGCCCGCCGAAAATGCACAGCACGATTGGCCCGCGCCGAACCGTGTCCTTCCAGTCGGCGATTCCGCCGCCGGCAAACACGCCGCCGGACCCCTCGCCCACCGCGTAGTTCTGTCCCGTGAACGATGGGCTTTTGGAGTCGCGGCCCTTGAACGGCTCGATGCCGGACACCGCCTTGCTGGGATCGTTCCACAGCCAGACGGGCACTTCGACCTTGCGGGTGTAGCTGCCGCTGTTACCGTCAAAGGCTACCGGCGGCGGCGGCGTCTGCGTCGGAACAATGAGCAGGTCCAGAAGCGGCGTCGGGCGGTCGAGCGAGTTGCCATCGGCAGCCAGCACCGATACCGCCAGGGAGAGAATGACGAGAGCCAGAAAGATTAGACGTTTCATTTTCCACCTCCTGCCACGGGGCGCTTTACAAACACCATCTCGCGGTATTCCTTGCCCTTCAGGTCCCGCCAGGTGTAGTAGCCAACCGGAATGAACTCCTCGCCGCCCGCCTTAACGCTGAGGTCGGTCGGCTGTGGATTGCCTACCGGCACGGCTTTGCCGGCCGGCCCGCGCCAGGTCTCGCTGTACGTGGCGGAGCAGGAGGCGACCAGAAACAAGGCCACCACCACCATCAGCATCAATATCAGTCGCTTCATGTTCGGTCTCCTCTTGTGTCTCATTTGGGTTTCGGCAAGCCGCCGTCCACGCCGTCCCGCGCATCCTGGATTTGCTTGGCCCTGGCGTAGTGGTCAACAAGGGCCGAGGTCATGTCGTTCGCGTCCAGTTTCTTATTCAGGGCCAACGTGGCGTCCAGTTTTGTCTCTGCGACAAACGAATCCAGCAGGGCGCTGTACTTCGCGTTCATAATCACGTCGCCGCATCCGGCGGTCGCCGGCATCAGCCCCACGAGGGCAATCAGAATCAGTCGCTTCATGGTCGGTCTCCTTACGGTTTCGCCGCCGTTTTGGGCGGCTTGACCGCCTCTTTGATTTCGCGTATGTCTTCAGCTATCCGTTCGAGATTGACCTCGGTGCTGGCCCGGAATTGCTCGTTCGCCCGGATTCGCACTTCGAGCAAACTCGCGTTGGCCTGCTGATTCCACCAGAACCCGGCAAGCAGTGCCGCAACCAACCCCAAAATTGACAGCATCAGCGCCAAGTGTTTTCTGCCGCAATCACTCACCTTTAGCACCATCGTTCGTTTCCATTCCTGGGCCCCTGGCCCGGCTCATGCTTTCGCGTATTTGCTCAAATCTATCGGCGTCAACTGATACCCATCACCAAGCGTGGTCATCATCGCGTTGATGTCATCAGTGAACGCTTGTATATCAGTACCAGATTCCCCACCTGTAATAACCGTAAGGATTACCAACTCTCCATCAATCACCATGAACATCGGATTACCCGAATCGCCACTAACACCCACTTCATAGAATGGGGACCGTAGTACATCCTGTGGCTCGCAAGTATAAACCTTCTGCTGTGCCGGCTTGGGTCCGCTCTCTGAAACATTACTTAGGTTATAGATCAGGGCCTTTTCTTCCTGGTCCAAAACCATCACAGGTACGCCTGGCACTGTATTGTAGTCCCTTTGCGGTGGAAAATAGTCTTTCCAGTCCGCCGGCAGAACTTTGGCGAATGTGATGGTTCCCGGAACAATACTATCAAGCACACCCACGGCCAGGTCGGGATAGTTGGAACTATCCACGTAATCCGGGTGAAGCAATACGGCCGTCAATGTACGTTCAACCACTATATTACCCTGCGTCACAAACCGGACCACAGATCCGACAGACAACGGATAGTGAGCCGCAAAGATTATGTGCTTGGGGCTGACGAGCGTTCCGGCGCGCCAATGCTGACTGGGGGAGTTCCACGGGCTAATACATGTCAGATCAAACGGGTATGCCCAACAATCAACATTGCGTGTATATTCCACAGGCGGTTCAACTACCCTATAAAACCAACACTGGCCGGCCCAGTACGATGTAATATCAATGGCAGACCCGCCAGGAGTGGCCGCCAGAGAGAACTCGTAATCGGTCATGTCCGATCTGACATAATACGTCGTATCCTCCACCAGTGGGTCTGGATAATAGGCTGGATTATGCTCGGCAGTAACCATCTTTACAGCCAAGTCGGTGGTGAATTGGTGGGGGTAGAAGGCACAGGTAAATCTATCGGTCAACAGATTGACACCGTCCATTATTGCGAAGTAGCGGTCTGCCTGTTTAGAGAAAATGTCCTTCTCTTTGCCTTCTGTCAGGTTGCCATCTATCTCATCCATCGTGCTGTCTCGGAGTCACAGGGGATAACTCGCTACCGACAAGACCGACACAATCGTTCCGTTGCCGCCGGTCCAGCCAACCGCATTGACCAGCGTTGCCGATGTGTTGTAATTGCTTACGCCGTTATTAAACCTCCAGACGGTGCCGGTATGGGATATGTTCCAGACCTCGCCGCTGTGCAGCCACTTGGCCGCACCCGCGTGATCGTCCGTCCACGTGTACGTGCCGTTGGCCCCGGCCAGATCGCCTGTCCCCCCGGACACTATGAGCGTCTGCTCGTCAGAGTTGATCGTGATGGTCCACCCGTTAAAGATTGCCAGGCCGATATAGTCCCAATCCGCCGCGTTCGGCGTAGCATTCGTGCCGCCCGATACGTTAATTTCGCCCACGGCTGCACTCGTCGAAGCGTCCGCGAACAGGTTGTCGTAACCGTCTGTGATGTCATTGCCGCTTAGTATGACTGTAGGTGCGGCATCGCCACTGACATTGCCAAAGCCGTTCGTCCAGGTCAGTGAAGTCACATGCCCGTCTATTATGCTCAGAGTGGCGTCACCAGCGGCGGCTTTGTAGTACACTCCAAACTTGTTCACGGTAAGAGCCATGGGAGTCTGGTTGTTTGTAATCGTGAACAAGTATGGAGCAGCACCCGAGGTATCGGATGCATCGAAGGAGACATCCACGGAACTGAATGCCGTATCGGTATACTCGCAGGTGAAGAAGCCCTTGAGGTACGCATTCATCTTACCGATAATCAGTTCTCCGCCGAGTTTCGACCCACTGAAGAGCGGAACCCCACCGATAATACTCATATACGGCTTATTATCCAGCGTCCCCGTCACACCCAACAGCGAGACGGACGGCAGGATGCTGCCCGCGACGGCGGTGACGGCGGCAACGCAGTTGGCATATTCGTTATCAAGTTTCACGCCCATTGGTCGCTCCTCACGCTATCGAGAGCGTTTGATACGCGATGCTGTTCGACGCGCCCACGCTGTAGCTGTTGATCGCCAGCGCGGCCCCGGCACCAGAGATGTCGCAGGAGCCGCCAACGGACCCGGCCGCGGCAGCCGCCGCCAACGGGATGCCCTTGCCGGACTCCGCCGCCACGCCGACCGCGATGTACACCACGACAGTAGACAGATTGGTCAGCGTAACCGACCGCCTGCCAGTCGCCGCGGCCAGCACAACTGCCGTTGCGCTACTCCCGGCGTTCACCGCCCCGATCGCGCCAACAGTGACGCCGCCGCCCGCCGCCGCCAGGAGGTCCTGCAACGCCTGCAAGGCGTCGCCGCCAAGATCGTGCCGGGCCGTTGTCTGCTTCTGCTGCTCTGTGATTGCCATAGTGTGCCTCGCCTTCGCGTAAGCGTTCGCGTTCGTTTCCTATCCCCCCGAAAGCCCGGCCGGGGGTGTTTCGTCCCGGCCGGACTGAAGCAGCGAAGATGGCTATTACGACTCCAGTTCCAGGTCCACGAACGGGGCGTTGCTCGCGGAACTGCCGCTCATGTCGATTGCCTTGCCGGCGATCTGGAAGCCGCTCTCCACCGTGATGTCGTCGCTCGATACGACGGAACCATTGGAGGCGAAGACCAACGTGCGGTCTCCGGCCGAGTTGCAGGTGTTGCTGTTGCTGGTGATCCAGCACGGACCCTTGGTTTGGGCCCAGCCGAAATAGTTGATTGTCATGCGCCTGGCGGGCATTCCCCGGGCGGTAACGTAGGCCGAGTTGGTCACGTTCATGTCCGAGAGAATCCAGCGGTTCATCAGGGTTTCGACGCCCCGGCCGACAGCGTTCTCAACCAGGGGTTCGTCCAGTGTCAAAATGCTCGTCCCGCCGTTGGCGGCGACAACCGTGTTGCCGACGATGAGGCGGTTCTCCGGGTGCTCCGAGCTGCCGTTGCCGATGACGACGTGCCCGCCAACGAGTTCGTCGGCGGCAATGGCGCCGTTGCCGGCAAGGCCATCGGTTGCCCCGACCGTAATCTTGACGGTGTAGCCGGCGGCCAGGCCGATGCCGCTGCCCTGCGTGGGCGCCACGGCCTGGGTGATCGTCTTGGCCGCGTAGGCGGCGCCGAACTCCGGCTCCAGGGCCGTGCGGGCCTTGATGTACCGGAATCGCCGCCCGTCGGCATATTCCCGCTTGGTGCCGAGGGCGTAGTTCTGCGTTTCCGACTGCTCGCGGGTTCCCTGCGGGGCGCCGCCGGACAGCACGTCTCCGTAGGTAGCGTAGGGATAGCTGCCGCGGAGGATGTTGACGTTTTCCAGTAACTTGACTTCAACGGTCGCCACGCCGGTCGCGGCGGATTTGGTGGCCTGACCCATCAAATATCCGCCGACGGCGACGTTGTTGGCCGCGCCGCTGCTGGCGTCGCCGACAACGGGAGAGCCGGTGGTGTGCCAGTAGATCGCGTCACCAACGACAATCGTGGACGTGTCCTTCTTGACCCGCAAGCGGCCCCTGGTTTTGAGGGTGCCTTTGACGCTCGCCGGCGTCGCGTGAGGGGCGAACATCGGTTGCACGCCGAACATCACGATCTGGCCGGCCTTGACGGCCGTTCCGCCATTGGTGAAGTCAATGGTGTCGCCTTCGTCGATGTATTCGGCCTGGAAAGTCTCGGTTGCTACTGTCGGTGTGGGTCCATAATCTACCATGTGTGTTTCTCCTAAAGTTGATTGATTCGTTTTGTCTAGTGGTTATCGGCCAGGCATCAGGCCGCGTTCTTCTGTCCGGCGCGGGGCTCGCCCATCGCTACGCCGTAATCCAGGAAGGCCCGGAAGCTGATCCCGAGCCTGTTGAAGTCGGCCTCGGCCCGCTCAATCGTCGGGTTCTGCTGGCCGTTGAGGAAGCCGACGTCGATGACGTAGGCGGCCTTGACGGGGTCAGTGGTCAGGAACCAGTCGGAAGCCGAGCCGGTCAGGGCCGTCGAGCCGTCGCTTGGGTTGGCGCCGTTGGCGAGATACCCGCTGGATACCGGCTTCTGCATACCCTTAAGGGTGTTGTTGGCCGGGACGCCGCGGGCATTGCCGCCCGTCGAGAGGCTGGCGATGAGCATGTCAGACTCGCACAACTGGCGGGCAAGCCCGGCAAGCTGCGGGGGAACCAGCAGGATGCGGGGCAGGAGCCCGGCAGGCCCGCCGGTGGGCTTGGTCTGGAGGCCGAAGGACGCGCGGCCGCTTTCCAGGGTGGAGAAGGAAAGGCCGCTGCTCGTGCGCGAGTTCGCCTTCATCAGATTGCCCGCCGCCGTGACGGCCGAGGTCGTCCAGAAGGCCGTCGAACCGTCCGACTGATACCCGGTCAGGAAGCACGAGTAGATGTCGTTGGCGACGGTCTCGCCGGCTGCGAGGCCGAACTGCGACGGCAGGCTGCTGAGGACACTCTGATCGTCATTGATCAGGTCCTTGCGGGTCAGGCCGAGCATGATGGCCTTGGTATCGGCCGTCAGTGTATAGCTCTGCTCGCCGATGGTGCCGTGCTGGATCTCGCCGCCCTGGAGCAGCTTCTTCAGCAGGATGGAGGGAACCAGCCGCAGGCGGAAGTGCGTCTTGAAGTCCTGCACGCTCGACACGCGGCAGAACTGGCGCCACGCGACGCCGCCGGCGGGGTCGCACTCGTTGGGGTCCACCGAGTCGTATCCGGCCAGGACGAACTTGTTCATCACGTTGGACAGCGCCACGGGCAGGCTCAGCGTGCTGAAGGCGGCGCTGATGCGCTGGCCCCCGCGCGGGCATATCCGCTCGTTGGAGAGGACTTCCTGCCAGAAGTCGTCGCCGTGGCCGTGGGGCAGGTTGCCGATGCCGAGATGCTTGGCGCAGATCGCCGCGATGTGGCTGGGCGTCATCGCGCTTCCCTCGGCCCGGAAGAGTTTGTCCGTCTCGTTGACGGCCTTCTCCCCATATGCCCGATCCTTGACGAGCTGTTCGCCGTTGTAGCCGCAACTCAGCAGCACGGCGGCCTCCAGGACGCGAGACCCGCCTTCGGCGGCGAGGCTATGCCCGCCGCGCCCGATATTGGGCGTGCCAAACGTGCCCTGCGTCAGCGCGTCGCGCTGCGCCCGCAGCACGGCGTTGTCCGCCTTCTCGACCGTCCAGCCGTCGCGGATGGCCTCGGCGGCGATGGCGGGGAAGTCCTTGGCCGCCTCGTTGATCTTGGTGATGCGGGTCAGGTTCGCCGAGACCGCATCGTTCTGTGCCTTGATCAGATCGCCGGCGTCGGTGACGGCCCCGGAGGCCTCGATCTTCTTGTCGTCGGCCTTGGCCTTGTCGTCGGCCTTGCCGCCGGTATCGAACTCGGCCTTGACCTTGGTTTGCCGAGCGTCGGGGAGCTTCTTGAAAGCCTCCTCGTCCATGCCATACTCGGCCTGAAGCCATGCTGTGAATTCCATGTGTGTTTCTCCTGCCGCGTTTTGGGCGGCGATGCGGGCCGATGTTGATGTGTCGGCGCCAAGGGGAAGAATAGCTATGTGGTCGAGCACCGACTGTCTCGCCACCGTCGCGGGCCCCGCGATCAGGCGCCCGTTTACAATCTCTGTCTGGCCGGCCCTGATGAAACCCAGCGGCTCAATGGGCCGACCGTGAATGCTGGCTTGGAACTTAAAACCCCTGCGTTCGTGTTCGAGCATCAGGCCGATGGTTTTGCTTGACCCGGTGACCGTCCCCGCCGCGGTTATGCGGCCGTTCTCCGTTACGCAAGGGGCCTGGCCGACAAGAACCTCCATCAATTCACTGGCCGGGGCATCCGGCGCCGGGTGCCCCACGTATATCGGCAGGTCTTCAGACGCCGATCGTACCCCGGCGGCCTCGATGACCACCGGGAACTTGAACCCCCCCAGCCTCATAGGTCCGCCGTTGTATGCCGCGAGCGAGAAGCCTCTCGGCTTCTTTTCCGCACCATCGGGCATTGTGGCCACCGCGGAGAACGTAACCTCCCCGCCCCATGCTTCACTGATGATCGCGTCTCCGGTCGCACCGCCGGCCTCGACCTTCTTTTCTTCGGCCTTGGCGTTCTTGATCGCCGTGGCGATGGCGACGGATTCCTCCGCGCCGTTCTTCAGCATCTCGTTGGCAATGCCGGCGGCCTTGGCGGCCTGTGCGTCGGTCGCGTCTTTCCAGTGCTTGTCCCGGAAATCACTTGCTGACCACGGCATCTTTCGACTCCTTCGATTTTGCTGAATCTTGCGGCTTGGCCTGTTTCTCATCGTCGGCGTCCTCTTCGTCCACAGGTTCCTGTGCTCCACCCGCCTTGGCCAGCAGATGCGGGATAAGAACCTGCTCGCGGTATTCCTCGACCGTCAGGCCGAGTGCTTTGGCGTTTACAGCAAACGCCTTGCGATAGTCCTGACCTTTGCGGCCCCACACGCGGGCATAAGTATCGCAACCCGTCCGCAGGTTGGTTTCATCGGCATTGGCCGCCTGCATGGGGTTCGCCCATTCGTGGCCGACCCAGTTGTAGGTGTGAGTCGGCAGAAACGCGGCCTCTCGCGTGATGACGCCAAGGGCCTGCCGGACCTCGGCGGGCATGTAAGGGCTTCCGAAATCGTTCTGGCCGTTGACGCGGATTTGTGCGGCGTCGTAGAGCCACGCGGCCAGGATGGTGTCGAGCACCTGGTATTCCAGGTCCTTGCGGGTTTCTTCCAACAGTCGGAAATAATTCTGCCAGTCGAGGTTGCTGGATGAATAGTTTCCCTGGCTTGAGTCGCCGGCCGCAACGCTGTAGGGCAGCCGCAGGCAACGCGCTATCTCCCGCAGGATGGTGCGGACAAACATTTCGTGGGTGGTCGTCGGCTGTTCCGCCCGCGTCTGGCCGATGTCGTAGCCGTCCGGCAGCGTCGTGACGATGTTCCGTTGAAGCGGGAACAGGTCGAATGGGTTGGGAACCTCGATCACTTCGTTGGAGTCGTCGGCCATGCCATCGGCGGCCAACGGCGTCTTCATCCACAACGCGATGTCCGCGGCCGTCTCGGCGGCTTGAATCACGGCGAGTGTGTATCGGCGAAGCTGGGCGAACAATGGCAGGGCCGCGAGGGTTTCCGGCAGGCCCCGGTGCTGCTCGGGGCGGTCCTGCTGAAACCAGTGCATTACCAGCGCGGCGGGCCACTTGTCGTATTCCCATGGCGCCCCCATCGAGCCGCCATAGCCCCAATAGCCCGGATGGACGCGGAGGATGTGATACTCGACCGGGTTTCCGTAGGCGTCCATCACGATGCCATCGACGCCCGGCTGGCTGAGCATGTCCGAGTCCACGAATTGCAGGCGGTCGCTCTCGACGATCCGCAAGTCGATCTTGACCGGCAGCGGCAGTTTGGGGTTGCCGACCTGAAGGGCGATCGCCTCGCCGTCCTGGAGTTTTGCCCTGGTCATAGTGCGAAGTTTCTCGACGAGCCTGACGCTACGACACCACCGGGAAAACTCCGCCTCGATCCATTCATCCGCCGCATCGTCACCCGTTTCCATCTGGAGCCGCGGGCCGGTGCCGATCATGTCCGTTGCAATGGTGCCGATCATGCCGCGGCAGTAGGAGTTGTTCGCCGCCTCGTAGCGAGAGCGGTTGCGAAGCACGTACCGGATGCCGGGGCTGGCCGCACTGTCGGCGGCCATGCCGTCGGCCCATTGCCAATGCGCGGCGTTGTCGGGCGTGGTCTGTGCTGAATCGAACCGAGCGGCAAAGACGTTGCCGAACATGCCGGAATGGACGGCGGCGGCGCGCTCCCGCTCGTTGCCCAGGGGCAGGCCGCCGGCGAGTTTGATCGCGGCGGCAAGTTCGGTGTCGCCGGCCAGGAGGGCGGCGCGTTCGATGTTCATCACGCGACCGACCGAGAGATTGAAGGCGGCGGCCGGGGACCGGCGGGTGCGCCGGACTGTCCGCTTCCTGCCGGCCTTGGGGGTCGCTTTCGATTTGTCCTTGGTCTTGGTCAAACCGGGCCTCCCGCGGTGGCTTTGGTGAACTTGATCCCGCCACCGATTCGGCTGCGGGTCGCCGTGGACGGGCGGAACTTTGCGGCGGCGATCTGGTCGGCGAGTGGGTGTTCCTCGGAACTGCCCATGCCTGTCACGGCGATGGCCTTGGGTCCGTTGGCTGATGCCGCCACCGCGTCGGCGAGATTCGTTTCGTCGGTCATACCCGAATTGATTACAGGGTAAATCTGGAAAAACAAGAGAAAAATATGCAGAATGCTAAAATCGTGCTACTGGTAGCGTGGAAAGGCAAAAATCTTCATTTTTCGACCGTCCACCACTCGGTGCCGCAATTTCGGCACCAGCGACGCCGACGAACTGTTCCATCCTCGGTCGGAACCGTGTTGATGACCGTTTTCCCACCCTGGGCAAACAGTACGCAATGGCATTCAGGGCACCTGATGCCAAGATTCGAGTTTCCCTGGTTGGCCCCCGCGAGCATCTCTTCTATCGGGCGGCGCACTTTTTTCATGTCTTGCCTCCGATCTGATTTCTCCGCGCCAGCATCTCGTCGATGCTGACTCGCCTGCGCCTGACAACGCCCGTGCCGGTCGCCGCCGCGTTTGGCGCGGCGATCCCCTGCATGGACGCCGCGACCGCCGCGTACACGCTCGCGTCGAGCCAGTGGTTGTCGGGCTTCTGCGGCCGCAGGGTCCACTCCTGCACGTCGCGCCCATACCCGTGCGTCGGCTCAAATGTCTCGGCGGTGATATGCGAAGCGAACAGGGCATGGTCCGCCGGCTGACCGTAGATCGTCATCGCTCCGGGATCCCCGGCGGGAGTCAGAAACGCCGCGTGGATGAAGCTCTTCCAGTAGTTCGTGTCGATGGCAACGTAGGGGAACTCGCGGGTCCCCCTGGTTTGCGGCATATACCAGTGTTCGCCATGGCGCTCGCCGGGCTTCCGATTGTTCTTGTAGCTGCTCATCGGCTTCGTGCCGGCCCTGATGCCGACGCCCTTGCAGAGCGTGGTGGCGGCGCCGCCGACCTTCCGCTTGACTGCCGCCACGGCGGCCGCCCATCTGCCGCCGAGGTCGATTGTCAGCCGCCCTATTCGCATGAGCCCCGCCCCGCCGACCTTGACGTACTCCCGGTTGAGGAGCAGCGGCACTAACTCTTCCAGGCCGGCATATATGGCGCCGTCTATGCCGCGCTTGGGATATTTGGCCGCGAGATTGCTAGGCCCTTCAGCCACGTCGCGCAGGGTGAAGACGCGGCGGTTCTGCTTGGGCCAGACGCCGTAGTCCAGGATGTAGCCGGTGAAGTTTGGTTGCCATGCTATGACGACGTACCAGAGGCTCGACTGCTGGACGTCGAGGCCGGCGGTGATCTCCGTGCATTCAATCGGCACCTCGTTCGCGGCCCGGGCGTTGACCTTGGCCGCACAGGCCGCGGCGGTCAGAATCTTGTCCGCCGCCTCGGACGACAGCGGGTCGTTCTGAAACTCCGCGGCGAAGCCCGCCGGGCCGTATTTGTAGAAGGCGTGCATCGTCGCCTGCACGGCGGATAGGTTTCGTTTGTCATCGAGCCGATCCGCCCAGTCAACTTGAGCGCCGCAATCCATGCAGTTTGCCCGCCACTTGCAATCGGGGCAGGATTTGGGCGGGTCGTCCATCGCCCGGCCGCACTTGGCTTGTCGCTTGCGGTAGAAGGCGAATGATTCGTCCAGCGGCTCATCGGCGCGAAGGGCGCGGTCCCTCAACTCGCGGTATTCCTCCCAGAGGGCCTTGTTCTCCGGCCAGGAGTAGAATCGCCTCGTCCTCTCGCCGCGATAATTGGGGTATGACTTGCGGTCCAGAAGCTGGTCGGCCAGGTCGCCCGGGAGGATGACGGTGCAAGGCACCAGGATGGCCGTCTGGCGGTCCGGCCCGGCGAGGCCCTGCACGTCCTCGTTGATGACCTGCAACCGAAACGTGGTTTGGCCGCCGGGTCCCTGCGACCTCGCGGACTCTCTCGTTTGCGGGTCATCGCAGATGGCCAGTGTCGGGCGGGCAACGCTTCCGTCCGGCATGGACTTCCAAGCCCCGCGTATGTGGCCTTCAAGGCTATTGCACTCTATGATTGCGCCCGACGCCCGGCTTCCCTTGATGGTTGGCAGGACAATCGCGTCTATCCCCCACGAGATATTCGTCCGTTGCCCTTTGTGCCGCTGTCCCGGACATTTTCTGCCCTCGTTGTCAATCCTGTGGATCGGATAACAGACTTCGGGGAAGTCCTCCAGGAGCAGCGGATTTCCCGAGAGTTGGTCCTTGAACCAGGTGATGGCCTTCTTGGCGTCCGCAACCACGGCGCCGATGAGTTTCACGTAAGGGTGCCGCCAGGTCAGAACGGCCCAGAGCGCGGCGGCCTGGCAGAGCCTCGTCTTGCCGCTGCCGCGGGGCATGGCGACCGCGAGTGTTTCACCATCGACAACCACCGACTCGATCTTTCGGATTACCCGTAGAAGATCCTTGGACCATTTGTAGAAAAAGATCGCCGGAAAGTATGCTTCACAGAAATAGCGGAAAGATGCGGTGGCCTTTTGGCGGCGATTGCGGTTCTTGATCGGCGGGATGCGGCCAATATCCTGAGAGAGAAAGGTTTTGGCCCGAATCCTGTCCTGATCCTGCTTGCGCCGGTGCTTGGCGAGCAGTTCCGCCTCGGCCTTTGTGCGGCGCACCGGCTTTCGTCCCCTTTTGGCCAATGTGTCAGCCTTCCTCTTCCGTGAAGAAGCCGAGGGTTTGCTGGGGTTCACCAATCGGCGTGATGGTTACGATGCACTTGCCGCCGGGGACTACGCCGGCCTTGACTGTATGCAGGTCGATGACCTGGCTGTCATCGGTGGCGAATATCCACGCCGTCTGATCTTCGTCCTTGGGGCGGCGCTTCAGGGCGTCGAGGAGAGGCTTCTGCCTGTTGTCCGTGTCGATGCTCCGCCGGTCGGGCGGGCAAAGGGTGATATGGACCTTCAGGGGCCCGTCCACCGGCCCATGGCCAAGGCCGCGAAGAACGCGGTCCACGTCCTTGAGGTACTGCCTGCCGTCCCGCGAGAGCAAGGCCCGCACCGAAGTCCCGCAGCGCTTGCAATAGGGGCAAGCCCGGCTGATGGGAATCTGCACGTGCCTCGTGTAGTGGTTGGCTGATGGGGGCCAAGGTAGTTCGATGGTGATGCTGTTATCCATGATCGCGTTCTCCGCCATGTCAGAAAGGCGTGTTTTTGAGATCGTCCGGGTCGATTCGTGGTTCAGGCCCCGGCTTAGGGACCTTGCCGTCGAAGAAGTCCATCATCGCCGCCCGCAAGCTGCCGCCGACAGGCGCGGGCGGCGGCCGCTGCTTCACTATCCGCAGTTTGATGTCGGCCATTACGCGGGGTAGAATGTCGCCGATGCGTTCCGGGTCACTCATCGTCATCGCCTTTCCTTTTCCGCTTTGGCTTCGGAAGTATCGCCCCGAGTTCTTCAAGCCACAGTGATTCGCTATTGAATCTCATTGCAATCGCTATCCCTTGGCCCGTGGAGTCCCTGGTCTTGCATAGGTGCATTGTCCGATTCCATTCTTCCTGCGATGGGCCGAGTTCCCGTTTGACCTTGCCCTCCTTGGGCGGGTTGTGTGATTGGAGCCACATCACGCAGTCCACGAGGCGGCTGTAGGCCCTTCCGCCGGCCAGGGCGTCCATGCTCGGTGCCGTGTTACTTGCGGTTCTTGGATGCGTGACCAGCACGATAGAGCATCCGTGATGGGCGGCGAGGGATTCACAACTCAAAACAAACGCGCGGTCTCCCTCCCACGGCTTGTTGCCCGACTCCAGGGCCGTAACCGGATCGACGCCGATGATCCGTGTGCCTTCCTGCGCCCGGGCGGAAATCCACGCCTTTACCTGGTCTTGGTTCATCGCGGCGTCGGGGTCGTCGTAGATCGTCTCGCCGAAACCGTCGAGGACTTCGCGGTGCTGCTCCTCTATGGAGCGGGCTTCGGTGGGGTTTTGCTTCTGCCAATGATCCGAGAGCGCGCATGACATCCCCGCCAGTTGGGCAAGTGCCCGGTGCTGGTGATAATCCCGATCTTTCTCCAGATGCAGCGTTGCGACTTTGTGGCCCGATTTGTGCCAGCAGAGCATTGCCTGTTGAAATGCGAACGACTTGCCGCTGCCGGGTTCGCCGCACAAGCTCGTAACTGTACCGGGTGCGCATGGGTTGGCGCGTTCAGTCACGGTCTTCCAAGGCCAGGCGACAGACTCTCTCCGACCAGCAATGGCATCCTCAATTCTATTGCGTATGGCGATTGATGATCTTGATCTTCGCCGAGCCGGCAATCGAGTGGCTTGTTCCATGGTGCCTGCGGCGGCGGTGATTATGCCCGCGGCCTCGCCGCCATCGAATGCCGACTGCGCGATCATCGTACCGGCGACGATGAGGTTCCGCAACCTGGACTTGTCGCGCACGACGCGGGCATAGTATTCGACATTGGCGGCAGAGGGGACCCCTTCGGCAAGAGCCACTAGATATTCGACGCCGCCCACGGCGTCTAATTTGTCCCGCTCAGCCAGGGCGGCGCGGATGGTTACGAGATCCGGCAACCCCCACTTGGCTGGATGATCGGCCATGTATGACAGGGCGGTAAAGATTAATTGGTGGGCTGGGCGGTAAAAATCCGTTTCCGAGAGAATCTCGCGGGCAACCGCAATGGCCGGCGTGTGAATCATCATCGCGCCGAGAACTGACGCCTCGGCCTGAATGTCCTGGGGTGGAACTCGCGGGCTATCACAGGAGGGTACAGCACTCATACCGCCGCCGCCTTTCCGGCCAAGGCCTCGGCCTCCTCGCGGTGGATGTCGGCCCAGACTTTGGCCAGCCGGGCGACCGTCTCTGGTTCCCTGACCTGGTGGGTTTCGACGAGGTGCTTTTCGAACGCCTCGATCTCCGCGCGCTTGACCGCCGTGGGTTTGGCGTCGAAGGCGTCGTACATCTCCTGGGTTTCCTCCTCGGTTGGACCGCGGGAATCGGGCATCCGCCCGCCTTGATCTTCCGCCGAGTCCCAATGCTTCAGTAGGGCTTCTGGGGTAACGACGGCCGGCTCGTCGTTTTTTGCCCATCGGGCAGCCAGCACGTCGCGGCGGGCCTCAATTTCTTCGGGGGCAACTCCGGCGGCATCACACTTGAGCTTGAAGTCGCGCGAGAGCTTTCCTAACCTGGACTTGTCCTGTTTTGTTACGGGCTTCATGCCGAAGATGTCGCAGATGGCGTCCCACCAGATATTCCGGGGCCGGGGGGCAGGCGGATCGTCGGGCTTCTTCTTGACTTTCTTCTCCTTTTTGGGTCCTGGTTTCGCAGATTCAGAAATCTGGTCGCCGCCGCCTGGCGGCAATGTTGTTTCTTCTTCTACGTCTGTGTCTACATCTACGTCTACGTCTACGTCTACGTGGCGTTTCTTGCGTTTCGGAGCGTTACCTTGCGTTACAGGTGCGTTACTGTGCGGGTTTTCCCGTACTTTATCGCGGTATTTAGTGACTCTCTCCCTCGTCTTGGCTCGGCGGGCTTCTTCGCTGGCGAGCTTGTGAAAGCGGTCAAAGTTGATAATGCACCAGCCCCAGTCGCGGTGCGTGTCAAGGCGTTTCAACCGCGCACCATCCTCGTCGGGCGTCCGGCTCTGGGGGTCCGGAGCCTCTAACTCGGCAATGGTTGCCCGGATGATTTCGAGGGGCCGGTTGGTGCGGCGGGCAATGGCTTCATGGGTCATGTCCACCACGCCGTCCGGGTCAGCCAGCACCAGCAAGTCCATGAACGTAAACCGGACTTCGGGCTTCTCAACTATGCTACTGTCAAATATCTGCGCAAAATACCTTGGCGTACATGCCATCACCGCCTTTCTTTTAAGTACATGACAAGCATCCTTTCCGCGTCCATAAGAGCGCAGAACCGGCAGCCCGGTTGTAGGTTGGAAAACACACGCTGGGCGTGAATTATCCACCGGGCGGCCGATTTTGCGTTCTTGTGGTCATGTGTCTTCCAACCTACGCCTGCATTGTAGGCCGCCGCGTCCTGCAAGTCAAGGCTTCTTCTTTTTCTCGTTTTTCTTCTTCTCCGCCGCCGGCTTCTGGCTTTGTTGCTTCTGCGCAGCCATATAGGCCCGGTGGTAAACCGCCTTGAACTCGCGGCTGCCCTTGGGGTAGCCGGAGGCCCTGGCGATGGCGGCCGGCGAGCCGGGCGGGGCGGGTCTTGCCGCCGCGGCCTGGTGGGATGACTGGCCGGCCTGGTGTTTTTCGAGCAGTTCGGACAGATCCCGCCGCACGAAGGCGGTGGCTATCTCGCGGGTGCTGCTGGCGCACTTTGGGCAGGGTCCGGGGTCGGTGAGGCTGAAGCCGCACCCGGCACAGATGGCCGGGGAGTTGGCGGCGCCTTCGTAGGGTGCCCGCTCTTGGCGGGGTGTTTCGGCTGGGCCCCCGTCGAGTTCCAGGGCGAGAAGCCTACGTACCAGGTCGGGGTCCTTCATGGTATCAGCCTTTCTTGTGCCCGCATCAGGGGGCCGGTGGAGTGTGCGGCGTAGATTAGGGCGGGTCGGTTCCATTTGCGGATCAGGTCTCGCCATTCTTGAGGCGGCTTGGCTTTCGAGTCACCGTCACGATAGAACATGGCGCAGGGAGTCGCCCCTATCTCAAAAACCCATTCAAGCCGGTCAGCCGCGGCGGAAACCGTGTCGCCCCCTTGTCCGATCAGGACATAGCAGCCCACAGCCCGTTGCCGCAGGCCCGCGTCTCGCAACAGCTCTATGGCCCGCTCTACTGAGTCTTTCTGCTCCGGCGTGTCGAAAGCGGTGTACAGAATCTGCACGCGCATCCGCCCCAGTCGTTCGGCAAACCACGGCTCACACAGGCGGGCATCAATTCCGCCAGTGAACCGGGCGGGCTTGGACTGCGTTTCCAGCATGGCCAGTACAGCCTCGATGTGCGGGCGTGGGCAGGCGAGTAGGTTATTGTCCAGGATGTCCCATCCGGGCTTGATAGGAAGCAGCGTCAGTTTGCCTTCTCGCTTGGGCACAAAACAGAATGAGCATCGACGGATGCAGCCCCGGCTCGTAATGGTCATGCCAGGCTTGACGTACATGCCGGGAATGAAGTCGCCTGCGGGGGCGTCATAGGCAGGACCGCCGACGCTGACTGTGTATCCTTGATTCGCCCATGTTTTAGCAAGGCGGTCGGCTTCGGGCCGGTCCCAAGTGAACGTACAGGACACATGCACTTCATCAGTGCGAGGCAGAAACAGTGGCGGGTCGCCGACGAATGATAGGTTGTCATCCGGCGTGGCGGCGGTTCGGCGCGGAAATACGCGGACGATGTTGCCGCCGTCGAGGATGGTGGGGTCGGGGGTCATGGTATCAGCCTTTCTTGTGCTCGCCGCATGAGGGGGCCGGTGGACAGCCCAAGCCAATCGTGAAGTAGGTCTTGGAATGTGTTGAATCTTGTGACTTCTTTGCACGCATGGAACACGTTTTCTTCCGGCCCCACAACAATAAGTCTTACATCGTTGGTACTCAGTCGGCGATGCAGCATAAAACCAAACTCAACATGCCTCCCTCCGCGCCCCTTGTTTGTTGCTTCTCCTGGCGGCTCAGTAAAGGCTATGAGTGTTCCGGCCCGCCCCATATCCTCAATGTCTTCGATGGCACACGCCAACTTCGGGAGGCCGTCATTGAGGCCAAGTATCCACCGCGAGGTTATATTACAACCTAGTGATTCGAGCAGGGCTGCGTACACTTGGAGTTCGGCTCGGCGACTATATCGTGCCGCAAGGTAGATGTTTCTGCTTCCGCCGTCGAGGATGGTGGGGTCGGGGGTCATAGTGCGGCCTCCTGGAACAGGGGCAACCGGCGCAGTTCCGACTTTTGCTCGTTCAGCCGCTTCCGCAACTGCCCCGTCTCTTTCGGATGGCATCGCCAGCACAGGGTTTCGTAGTTGTCGAGTCCGCACTCGCCGCCGCCCTCGGCCACGGCGAACTTGTGGTGAGCTTCCCAATGGGATTTGTTGAATCGCAGGCCGTTTTCCCGCAGAAAGGCGCGGTAGGTCCGCGACGGCTCGCAGGAGTAATAATTGACTCCACAGCAGTAGTATCGCGGGGGCGAAAGCTCTTTGACTGCCTCGTCGAGCGCGGCCGCGTCAAAGCCGCACTTCGCGCAAATGCCGTGGTCACGCTTGAAAACCAACTGCCGGGCCATTTGCGGCCAAGCCTTGATTCCCGCTTCCTGCTCGCAGGCTTTGTTGCACCAGGAACGCCGGCCCTCGGGCACGACCTTGCCGCAGTTGCGGCATATCCAGCCGCCGAGGGCCTCGTCGTATCGCTGGCGAGGTAGCTTTCCTATCCGGCGGGTGGTCATGCCGGCTCCTCTCCGTTGACCGGTCCGGCCAAGCCGAGCACTTGTTGGTAGCTATCTTTGAAGCGCACTTTCGGGTTGTTCTTGAGGGCATTATAAACCTGTCGGGCAGCTTCCGGCGTCTGGCGGGCCTCGATGGCCTTGATGGACTGGCGCAGGTCGTATCGCTGGTCGGGCGAGAAGCAGGAGTTGGTCTCAAATGCCCACTGCGTCCGCTGGCGGAGTTTGTTGGCGTGGCCGATCCAGACGGTCTGGTTGACGAATTGAACCCAAAAGGCGACACTGTCGATCAGGTTTTCGATGGTGTCAAGCCAAGGCTCACAGGATACCGACGTGCGGATGTCATAGCGCGGCTCGATTGCCAAGGCATCGAACCGTTCATCGACTGTCGGCGCGTTTGGTTCCCATAAGCGCCCCACAGCAGGCTCATGATGTGTCAGCGTGAACCGAATTTCGGATTGCTCGCGGGGATATTGCCGCAACACAGTCACGATACGCTGGACAATCACCCGCTCCGCCTTTGTCACCACCAGCACCATATTCCCGGCATCAAGCAAATGGTCAAGGTACGTCAGACAGTGATCGACGTTGCCAGGCGTGAAATCATGCGAGGTGGGGAACATGACGACGCCCGGCCACTTGCGCACCTTGGGAAACGTCAGTTCCTCTTTCGCCCAGTCCAAGCCTCGTTTGGTGTTGAAGCGGCTGTCACGCGCGTAACAATAGATACAAGAATTCGCGCAACCCTTGCAGCAGTTGAAACTATGATTGCTCCATTCGCGGGTTCCGGTTTTTGGTTTCATTGTCATTGCTCCTGCTCTGCCGTGGCGAGGCGGTAGGCATACACCCACACCCACGGGTTTGACTCCCACGGGAAGCCGCGTTTGGCATTGATCGAGTTCCAGAGTAGGGCGAAGTCGCGTAGTTGCTTGTCCGGGTTGCATGGGTTTGTGGCAATGCCCTCCCTTGCCGCATCGCCCGCCGGCATGGCCTGCAACCGCTCCACCCGCACATCAGTAATCAGCAAAAACGTCCGCGCGGCCCAGCGGGGCATGTACATGGAGGAAAGGGTGTTGTGTTTGTAGAGCCATTGGGGCGAGCGGATTGGTTGTTCATCCCACTTGTAGGCATAATTGCCGTCATCCAGATACAAAGACTCGCCCTTCATGCCCAGCATTAGTGGCTCCCTCATATACCATACGTCGTCGGGTCCGCCGTGGGGCGATTTTGCGCTAGTGCCATCGGGCCAAACCCACATGTCGCCGTCGAGTTGCGGCGGGGCCATATCTGTTTGTGTTTCGACAAACACACCAAGTCCACGTATTACCCGCCGCGTCATGGTCTTGTGCCCGTCGCGGTTGACCTGGCGGAGTTCGGGCTTGAATAGGGGGGATGGTAGGGTTCTCATTGTCATTGCTCCTGCTCTGCCGCCATCGTGGCTCCCCACAGCGGCCCGGCGGCGTCCATCGCGGGGGCCTGGCCTTTTGGCACGAGGTAGGCGCTCAGCCGCTCGATGGCGTACTGGACGTACTGTGGGTTCAACTCGATCCCGTCGGCCTCACAGCCGAGTTCCAGGGCGGCTTGAAGGGTTGTGGCGGTCCCGGCGTAGGGGTCCTGGACTCGGCAGGGCACGCTTGGCAGCGGCGGGCAGGAGCAGGAGGGGCGATAGCCGAGAAGTTTGCCGGGTTCGCCTTGGGCGTTTCCGCCGTTTCTATGCAGGCCCTTACTTGTCTGGCGATTCCCACCCATATTGGCCGCACCGCCCGTCAAATCCTCGCCGGCGTTGAACTCCTTGCTCGGATTCATTTCCCGCTCCACCACCGGGCTGTACGGAATCCCGCAGGTGGGGCAGCAGCCCTTGGGTGAAGTCGCGGCTTTGATGAAGAACCGCGGCAATTTTTTGGGAAAACTTGCATAATGACTGAACTTGCACGGCTCCGGCCCCCAGGTCTGGACGCTGCGGGGGTTGCGGGTTGCGCCGGTGAACTCGTGGTCATGCACCACGGCGTACTGCTCGTCGGGGTCGTCGATGACGCGGCTGTACTGGTTGCGGGCGATCGTCGCGCCCGTGGCCGGTTCCTTCACCCCGGCGGCGTCGGTGTAGTATTTGTCGCTCTTGACGAACATGAAGCAGTACTCATGCGCCGTCGTCGTTCGCCACTGGCCCTTGCGGAGGACGTAGCCGCCGTGGGGGAGGCACTTGGCACATCCCGGGCAGTCGGCCCAGGTGGCGTTATTCCTCGATTCCAAAAACGTGATACCTTCTCGCCGCAAGCCGTTTGCACCTATGCCCAATCCAATTCCGCCCGCGCCCGTCTTGCCGCCCTTCACCTTCACCTTGCAGCGTTCCCATCGCCACCCGGAAATCGACTGTGGCATACAACTAGGTTTTTTCCATATCACGGTGTCCCTGTGCCGCCAGCCGTCGGCGCGGAGGGCGTTCTTGAGCATGTCGGGAATGCCGACGGGCTCGCCGTCCTGTACGCCCGGCGTGTCGGGACAGGGGGGAGTTAAACTGCCCGCATTCGTGGCTTGCTTTCGATAGGTCGATTCGGCGGGGTTTCCGCCCCTACCACCACCAGCATAAGTTTCTCCGATGTTCACCACCAGCACGCCGGTCGGGTGCAGCACGCGGCGGCACTCGCGGAACACCGCGACCTGGGCGGCGATGTACTCAGCGGGCGTCTTTTCCGAGCCGAGTTCGTACGCCTTCTCGGCGGAATCGGCCTTGCAATACGAGCGAAGGCCCCAGTCAATATGGCGGACTGCATATCACCAAATGGTAGCAGTCCGCCGGCATCTCCTTGAGGATGGTTAGAACATCGCCTTGATAAAGTTTTGCGCCACCATGATTGAATACTGGGCTTCTCATTCAGACTCCTTTTTGTCCCTATGCCATCCGACGGGGCCATTGCCTTTTGGAATCGGCTTCCCATTGCGTTTCGCTTCCCAATATGCCGTCTTGTGTATGCTCATGTGGCACGGGGGCGGGGTGTAGCCGTTTAGAATAATAATGATGGGCGCCACGTCCGATAGGTTGGTGCATCATCCCACTGGATAAGCGGAGTGATCCTGCCGGAGCGACGCCCGTTTTAATTGTTTGTTGCTTGTTTTCCATGATGCACCGGGGGGCAGTATATGGCGGCACTTCGGCTTGTCAAGCGAAAAATAAAAAAAACGACAATATTTTAGCGTTTGACCGCAACCCACAAGGTCTTGGGCTTATCTCCCTCTCGGAAGGACCCCGAAAACCTATGCGGATTGGTGCATATGTCCTGCTGGCCTAGTGCTCCGCCGGCGGCGGCGGATGTTGCATTGTGTCAACGCGATGTTTCAATGTATCAACATTTGTGTTGCAAGGTGTCAACAATTCGCCCATGCCGAAAACCCTTGCACGGCGCAAGTGTGGTACAGTCCACGCCTTGCGATTTCTGGCCGCGATTGGTATGGCGCTTGCATGGTAGATAAGAGCATCACCAACGATGCGACGGCAAAGCCTGGCCGAGACAGGCATAGAGGAAGAGGACAATGTCGAAGGCTAGATACAAGACAATTGATACGCGAACCCTTGCCGGTCTACGTCGGGCCGAGCGCCTCCGCCGCTGCGGATGGCGGATCGGTTCTATTGGTTTCACTACGATTCAGTTCTACAAGCCCAAAGACTGACCTTCCTGGGCGCACGGCGCGCCCTTGCCTCCAGGTCATGCTGGGCGCAAGGATGCGCCGGGTGAACTCGGCAAGCCTTAACTGAAGGGATAGGACAATGTCATTGAAAGAAGCCAAGATGATCCTGGCATACGCCCGCAAGCGCGGTCTTCATGCTGCACAGATTGACCGTGGGCCGGTGGCTACATGCGCGTGCAAGAGGCACAACCCGGCGGACCGTGGCGAATACGCCGTGCTCGTGCCCGTTAATGCGTGGCGCGACGGTCAGTATGTATTCACCGTGGAGCATGTAGAAATCATCCGAGCCGGCTGCCTGGCGGCTGTGTAGCACCCTCCCCGCGCCGCTTCGTGGCGGCTGCCCTCGACGGCGAGCGGGGAATTGGGTCCGGCGGTGTACGCCGGGCCGGGCGTGCTGGCCTGGAAACCCTAACCGAAAGGATCGTGTACCATGATTACCTATCGTGGCCGGGAGTTCCCCGACGCGCGGACTGCCCGCGCTTCAGTGTTGGAGTTTGCCGGGCCTGCCGTGGCCGTGGCTGAGGCCGAGCCGCCGATGCCCGTCGCGCCGATGCTCGAGCGCAGGCGGGATGAACCCAAGCGGCGGGCGCTCGTGGACAGGTATCGCCCGCGGACCCTGGCGGAAGTGGCCGGGCAGCCGGAAGTCCTGGCCGTGTTGCGCGACTTTGCGGCTATGCCTTACTCCTGGCCCTTCATCCTGGCCGGGGATACAGGGACCGGCAAAACGTCGGCGGCCTGGGCGCTTGCGGCGGATCTGGGTTGCAACGTGGATTCGGCGCCGGCGGAGTTTGGCGGGGTGTTCTCGATACCGTCGGGTGAGCACAACTCCGAGGCGATCCGCGACCTCTGGCCGGCGCTCTGGCTGACGCCGTTTGATTCGGAGCGGGGCTGGAAAGTCTTGATCGTGAATGAAGTCGAGCAGGTAAGCGCCAAGGTCGAATTACTCTGGCTTGACCGCCTAGAGGACTTGCCCCCGCGAACCGTTATCATCTTCACCACTAACGAGGTCGAGTCGTTGCCGGCCCGGTTCCGGGATCGGTGTACGGTCCTGGCCTTCGAGGCTTCCGCCGACCGCCTGGACGGCCCGGCGCGTGGCCTTGCCCGGCAGATATGGCAGCAAGAGACCGGCGAAGAGTGCCCGCCGGCAATCGTGCAAACAATCGTAGATCGTGCAACACAGTCCGGGCGGGTGTCGTTCCGGCGCGTTGTACAAAACATAGTGCCGCTGCTGGCGGCGAGAGGAAAGTGACCTATGAAAGAGAACACGAAACATATGCCGGGAACATGGCGGCAAGGAACCCCGTTTTTAGGCAAAGACACGCTGCTCTGCCTGAGCATCGTGGACGACAGCGGGCGGGGCGTGGCAACTGTCTACGGTTGCGGCAACGGCGGGGTTGACGCGGGATTCCCGCCCGACGATGAGGCGCGCAGGTACGCCGCCCTGATAGCCGCCGCGCCGGACCTGCTGGCGGCGTGCAAGCTGGCCGTGCGGTTCGTGGAGGATGTGTGCAAAGGCCACCAGTGGCCGCATGAGAATTGCGAAGCGTGGAAGGCGGCTACCGCCGCTATCGCCAAAGCGAAAGGAGAGTAAGACCATGCGTGGACAACTTGCAATGTATGACGTGCTTCCCTTTGAGGACACCATGAAGCCCGACGATCCGGGCGATGCCGACGCCGACGATGACCCGGATTGCGAGCGGGATGCCGACGCTTTCGCGGCGTTTGACGCCTGGCTGAAAGACAAGGGCTTCCCCTACGTCGAAGTAACGGAAGCGAAGCGGGCAATTTTTGCCGGGGCGAAGCTCGACGCTTTCGACTTCCTAGTATACTCCCAGGCCGGGCCGAATCTTCTCGTGCTGTTGACGGCGGATCCGACGCCCGATGACGTTGACTTGTTGCGGGAATGGGAGAAAACCTTTGGCCCTGGCTTTGCCGGGGCTTTCGTCTGGCAGGCCGACGGCGAATGGGTGACGGTCCTGTTGAATGACTGGAACGGAAACAAGCTGCAAGCCCGGTCGTTGCGGGACCATCTATGAAGGGACACTGACCTATGGGATACACGAGCGAACTAGACATCATTATCGGGAACCTGGCCGAGGCTTTCGTGAAGCAACACGGCCTCCGGGCGGATATGACTCCGCTGATCTACAAGGCCATGACCAACGGGGTTCAGGCGACAGTATCGTTTCTCAATCGGACCACTGCCGATGGCGATGACGCCGGGAGCCTGCGGCCCTGCCGGGTGTGCGGCGGGCAATTCACTGGGCCGGGGGAGGTCTGCCCTGCCTGCGGGGGGCGATGATGGGAACCGCGACCTATAACGGAGTGACCTACGATACGGCCGTGGAAGCCCTGACCGAGGAGTGACCCTATGCAACTTACCCTATTTAGCGATGCGACGGATCCGGCGAGCAAGCCGGAAGTGCGGCATACTCCCAAGACCCCCCTTGCCCCCGCCGAGCGGGCTGGCGCCGTCGGGCCAAGCAACCTCGAACTAACCCTGCGGGGCCACATTGGCGTGCCTGTCGCCGCCGATGAGCAGTGGATGTGGCGGTGCGAGTGCGTCAACTACTCGCGCGGCATGTGCGTGTTCACAAACCGCGTATGCCCGCTGACATCGCATTCGGCGGCATGTGAATCTCACCGACTGCCGGCCAGCGAGCGCGAGATACTCGCCATTCTGGAGAAGCGTGCCCGATGACCACCGCGACCTATAACGGAGTGACCTACGATACGGCCGTGGAAGCCCTGGGCGCGGCGTGGAAGGCCGAGAATCCCGAAGTCGTTTGGGCCTGCTTCAAGTGCGGTAAGAAGTGGCGACTGCTTCAGGCCGATGGGAGCATGTCCCTGACGTGCCCGAATTGCGGCGCGGAGACCAGCGAAGAGACGGCCCGCGGCGCCCTGCGATACTTCAACGAGCGTATCGAGGCCGGCCAAGCTGAAGAGCGGAAGGTGGCCGAGAAGGACCGCCGCGAGCGGGCGGCGCGCAATGCCAAAGCCGCCAAGACCAAGCCCGCCCCGCCCAAGCTGGACGACGTGATCGGGAACCCCGCCGCCGTCATGCAAATCAGGACCGCCCTGGACGCTTTCGCCGGGCGGCGGGCGGCGGCGGAAGACCCCGGCTGGCTGGCTTTCCCCCACCTGCTGCTGTCCGGGCCGGCGGGGATGGGCAAGACAATGCTGAGCCGGATCGTAACCAAAGAGATCGGGGCGAAGATGCATCTTCAGATGGGCCAAACGCTCAAGAACCCGGCCCTCGTGGGCGAAATGCTGTTGGCCCTGGACCCCGGCGATGTGCTTTTTATCGAAGAAGCGCATGGCCTCAAAACCACTTGCCAAGAGGCCCTGTACCTGGCGATGGAGGATGGGATTCTCGTGCCTGCCGCCCGCAAGGGACACGCCGGGGACAAGCCCATTGCCTTGCCGCCATTTACGATCATCGGCGCGACGACTGACGAATGGGCCTTACTGCCGAGCCTGTGCCGACGGTTCAGGTATCGGGTGAGGCTGAAGCGGTTGACGGCGGCGGAGATTGCCGAGGCTATCGCGGGCCTGGCCAAGCGCGGCGGCCTGGACCTGGACCCCGAAGCCGCCGCGATGATCGGCCAGCGGTCCCTTGGCACCCCCGGCTTGTCGATCAACCTGCTGGACGGCTGCGCGGATACCGCCATTGCCCAGGGGGGCCGGGCAATAACCAAGGACATCGTGGCGATGACGTGCGAGATATGGGAGCGGGACTCCCTGGGCCTTGACCGCGTTGCCCGCGACTACCTGGGCTTCTTGCGGGACTCCGCAAGCGGACCCGTCCGCCTGAACGTGCTGGCTGCCCGCCTGGACGGGCTGAGCCGCCGGACCGTGGAAACAAAGGTCGAGCCTGATCTGGTCTGGCTTGGCCTGGTCGAGAAGAGCGCCGCCGGGCGGACGTTGACCGCCAGCGGCAAGGAACATTTGAGACGGAGCAAAGAATGACACGCCCAACTGAAGCAAACATTCGTGAAGCACGCAGGATACTGACAGGATGCTTGGGCATGATCTGCAATGTGCAATATACCAGCAAGTCCCCGCGAGATTGTTCGGCCCCCGTCGTCATAGCCAATGTCGGCCAAGGCATAAAGGCCGTTCTGGCCCTGCTGGACGAGCCGATTCGGGACTGGGGAACCAAGAAGGCGAAGCTATGAGGATATCCTGCCCCCATTGCAGTAAGCGGTTTGACGTTCCCCACGTCGCGGTCCTGGTCGAATCCCGGCGGCTGGCCGACGTTGCCAAGGCGGGCAAGGCCCTGACCGGGGCCGACGGGAACCGTCTTGATCCCGCCGACGATGCCGCCGCGGAACAACGGGCCGAGGCTATCCGGCGGCGGAAGCGCCAGAATAGCCCGCCCTGACGCCAGGCTGGCCCTGTTCGTGGCGTTATGACAAGAACGGCCTCTGGGGCGTCCAAACGGATCGTGCCTCTGGAGGCCGTTTCTATGCGCCCAAAGGCAGGCCCCCGCCGGTCGTTACTTACCAGCGGGGGCCTTTTACCAGCCGGACCTTCCAGCCGGGCCTTGGGGCGACTATCTCTGCCGCCGCGGGGGCCTGGGCGGGACATCCTCGCTGCCGGGGACGGGCGGCGGGGGCGTGTTGAAGTCGTGGCCGTCGTCGAAGTCGTCCACCGGGGGCGGCGCAGGCTCGTCGGGGACCTCGGTCTCCGCCGGGGCTTCCGGCTTGCCGAACGGGATCTCGTCGGGGGCCTCGTCAGGGGCCTGCTCGTCAACAGGGGGCGGCGTGGGTGTGGCAGGGCGTGCCGGGGCCTGCTGGCGGGGCCTGGGGGCCTCCTTGGACGATCCGCCGGGCTTGGAGGTCTCTTCCCGGGCCGGGCCGAGAATCTTGTCAACGTCGATCTGCGCTTTCTCGCGGGAAACAACGCGGGACTCGACATAGTGCCGATCGTCCTCTTCCTCCGCCGAAGCCACGCCACCAGTTAGACCGGTATCGCGGAGCGCCCATGCCCGCGCCCGCATCTGAATCATCCGCTTGGGATAGTTCTTGTAAGTGTCCTTCTTGTCGAGGTTGGCGACCTTGGCGTCTGCCCATTCAAAGGTCCGCACGATTGGCGAGGGCTGGCCCTTCTTCTTGATCGTGCATGTCCAGGCCAGCGTGCCGTCCACCAGCGAGCCGGTCATTTCCTCGTTGATGTCCTCGATCATGCCCGTGTTCAACGCCGCCGCCAGTAGGCCGTCGCCCCACAGCGAAGCCCGGCTGTTGATGAAGCATGTGAACTGGAGGGCCTGGGTGAAGCTGATGCCCGTGTCGCACTTGATCTGGTACAACATCACGATCTGCGACGGGTTCTTGAACTGCGGGAACATGTTCGATGCGATGGCGAACTGCCCGAATCGGAAAACCGCCTCGATGTTGGCGAAGTTCATCCCATCCGGGCCGACGCCGATCTCCTGCCGGATTTTGGCAAGCTCTGCCGGCGACAACTGTTCTGTTTTTGCAAGCTCGTTTTCTGCCATGTTTCTCGTCTCCTGTTGTTGATTGTCCATCGTTCTTGACTGTTACCTATCTTCTGGCGAGCCGGGTTGCCGGCGGCGCGGGGCTTGGAGCCATATCTGGCATGCCCGCGCCGCCGTCAACCGTCGCCGTCCTCGGTCATATCGTCACCGCCGCTCTTCGCCCGTAGGGGCAAACGTCGTTCCAATAGCCACAAAACTTAGGACCACAGAGCCAATGATCCGGCGAACACGGCGTGAAGGCGCCGGCCTCGATTGCCCGCGACACCGCCTCGACTCGCATCAGGAAGGCCCGGTAAGCCGCCTCCGTCCTCGTGGTCAACTGCGTTTCCAGCCGGGGCCGCTTGCCCCGCACAAGGAAGTCCAGGGCCAGCCGGGCGGGCGCCACGTGGTCAAGGGCCCGCGCCGCAAGCCCGTAGCACGTCAGGTCGAGGCTCTTGTCCGCAGCATCGTCACCGGGGGCCTTGCCGGTCGTTTTGAGATCCCGCAACGTGCCGTCGGCCTCCTGGAGGTCTATCGTGCCCGACAGGTCCACCGGGAAGTTCTGGAGTTCCACCGTGAAGGGCCGCTCGATGTGCTTGGGCGAGATCGTCGGGGCGAGCTTCGCGTGGTGAAGGCCGGCCAGGGCGACAGTGGCGTCGACCGCCTCGCCGCGGGTCCGCTTCTCGCCCATGAACTTCTCGGCGGGGTCAAGGGCGACGCCTTCCGCCTGCCAGGTCTCATTCAGCTTGTCGCGGGCGATGTCGCGGACCTGCGAGTCGGCAAGCAGGAAGCCGGAGTCCCGCTTGGCTGTCAGGTCCACCGCCGCCGCCTTGTGGGTGCTGATGCCGACCACCGCCGCCGTGCCGGGGGGAATGCGCAGGCCGTCAACATACCGAAACAGGTAGGCCATGCCGCACTTGTCGAAGAGATTTATTTGACTTTTGTGGAGGACGGGCTTGCGGTTCACTTGCCGGCCTCCTGTGCGGCAGACGATTCCAGCATCCTTGACGGTTCGGTCAACGCCGGTAATGCCCCGCCTCGGCCAAGGCATTCCTCGACGGTAGGCAGAAGTGTATCGGCCGTCGTTCGCCCGTCGCCCCAAACCATGTAGGGCATGAATATCTCAGCGAAATTGAGTATCCCATCCTCGACGCCAACGAGCATCGACTTGATAACCGTGCGAAGGGAGCGCCAGCGGCGAGCGTTCTCGTCCCCAATGATCTGTTCGACCTGATTACTGACCCTGAGCCGGCCCGATGCGGTGAACTTGACGGCCTTGTCGTTGGCGTCGGCCATTGGAAGCCGGAATAAGAAGTGAGCGCCCTTGTAGCGGAACCATAGTTTCGCGCACTTCGATACTTTGTCCATCGCGTAGCCGAACTGATCCGCACCGAACTTGCCTAAGACATACTCGATTTCGGAGCGGGATCGTTCTGCGGTGACCGAGGTTCCTTGGGCGTATTTCACTTGCCTACCTTCCCTTCCACCTTCCGCCGCAGGCCGCGGGCGATCTTGTCCCGGCTTGTGGGTAGTTTCTTGCACTGCCGCCGTCCAAGGTTCGCCCCCTTGTTTGCCGCCACGATTGCATCGACGTTCGATTCAAGCGGGCTTCGGTTGCGGATGATCGTGCCTCTATGCCATCTCATTTCGTGGACTCCCTTCTGTAGCCCTGCTTGTCTCGCATGGCATCGCGGCTTAATTGAAACTCGCCATCATGTATGGCAATCCGGTTCGCCGCCTCTTTCGTACATGGTTCAAGGAACGTTGAGCCGCAACCGCCACACCGCGGCCGGCACCGGCGGGCAAACTCATCCATGAAAAACATGCCTTCCCATCCGCAATCGACGCAGAAATACTTGAAGCGGTTTTTCATTTGCCCGACTCCCTTCTCCGCTTCTCGGCGATCATGGCGTCGGCGAGCATATATGCGCATTGCGCAATATGCTCATCCGTACATTCTGGATGCTTTGCCAACAAGATTTGCATCGCCTGCCCCGCAAAGTAGTCCAGCAGGGTCATGCCGGCATATGCTCCGCCAGTGACGAGACTCGAATCAGGGGGAAGTTCTCCGAGAATCAACCCATAGGCCTGCAACCATGACCGCAGTTCCAAGATCGTCGTCTGCCCCACATTCCGCTCTAGCCCTAATTCTCTTGGCGATGTTGCCGCAACGTCGCGCAACGTCTTTTTCCCCAATCGCATGAGGGCGTTCCTTAGGCGAACAGAACAATGTGGCAGGGCCGTCTGGAACGGCATGTCCAAATCTATGTCAGCCATTTTCCACCGCCTTCCCGTCAACCATCAAGAACTCGCACTCGCCGCCGGTGGACGCCCGGAAGCAGAGCACCTGGAAGTCGTTCTTCTCCGCCCAGTCGCCAAGTTCCTTCAGCCGGGGCAACATCAGCCGCTCCGCGTCGTCGATGAAGATCGTGCGAAGCTCCGGGTTCAGGGCCGCGACAAGCTCGACCGCCCGGATCATCTGCCCGCTGCCGGAGTCCTGGCTGAGCGGCAGGCCGTTGAACAGCACGCCGTCGTCGGTGAACTCCAGACCGTCAACGGGGGCCTTGGCCATGGAGAGCCGGGCCTGCTTCTCGGCGTCGATGGCCTTGAGGTCTTCGCCAAGCTCCGCGAACCGGGCGTGGTCTTCCTTAAACTGCGCCTCCAAGGCGGCTCGGGCCTGGTTGGCCCTCACCTTGCGGTTGACCTCATCGACCTCGGCAAGCCGGGCAGTCAGGGGGGCCGTGTCGATGGGGGTGAGTTTGTCGAGGACAGCGGCGACCTCGGCCAGGTTGTTCTTTGCCGACGCAAGGCGGACGTGGGCGGCTTTCAATAGGTACTGGAGCCGCACAATCTCTGCCGCGGCCTCGTTGCCCTCTTGCGTCCACTCCCCTACCGCCTTCTCGTATTCCTTTCGGTTGGCGTTGCGTGCGGTCGCCTTCTGTAGCTCCGCGGCCAGAGCCGACGCGCTGGTTTCCTCGGCGGGGGCATTGGGGAACGCCTCCATGTGGTCAAGCTGCCGCTGCCGACCGGCCACGTCGCGGCTGACCACGGATCGTTGCTCTTTGATCTTCTCGGCCCGCTCTTCGAGGTCGTCGAAATCCACGCCGAGGCATTGCAGGAGCGTGTCGCGCTGCTCGCGGCCCCGGAGCTTCATAATCGAGAACGGGTCGAAGCTGAAGCTGTTGACCAGGGCCTTGAGCATCGTGGCGGGCGACTTGAACCGCGGCCCGTCTTTCTGCCGCACGTTCACCTTCATCTCGCGGTCCTCGCCGACCTCGACCTCGACGAACGCCGTCCTGCCCTCGCCGTCCAGGGTGATCGTGCCGAGGGCCTGCTTGGCCCCCTTGTTTCGCACCGGCTTGTCGGGCAACTCGACCTTGCCCTTGAAGGCCGCCAGCAGGAACGCCCACAGGCTGCTCTTGCCGCTACCGTTCTCGCCGCCAATCGATATTACGCCGTTCGGCTTGAAGGTCATATTGGCGACCTCGACCTTCATCCACTCTTGCAGTTTTAGTCCGCTGATTTTCATGGTGTCTCCTTAGTGATAGTTGCGTAAAGGTAATCTCAGACCAGCCTGTATCTCACGCCGTTCAGTACGATCTCGTCGGCGGGCGCGGCTGTTACACTCACAAGCATCTCTGTCCGCACGTCAACGCCGGTGCATTTCAAAAACTTCTCGGCGTCGAAGTTCGGCAGGTCGAGGAAACGCCGCTTGGTCGCGGCGTCCATCTTCGCCCATGCCAGGGGGAACGCCTCCTGCACTGTGCGACAGAGAATCCGCAGGAAGCCGCCAGTCGTTTTATGCGCCGGGGCGTACGCCTTCTCGGCGTCAGTCATCTGGTCCACAGGCACCCACTCACAACCCATCGGCAGTTCGATGTAAGGAATGAGACCCTCCGCCTCTTCCCACGTGCCGTTGAATGGTTTGTCAAAGAAAGAGGGCGCGGGCGTTTCGGCGCAGAAGTTGCCGGAGTTCCGGTTGCCGGAGTTCCAGTTGCCGGAGTTCCAGTCGCCGGAGTTCCGGTTGCCGGAGTTCCGGTTGCCAGAGTTCCAGTTGCCGGAGTTCCGGCTGCCGGAGTTCAGGTCGCCGGAGTTCAGGTCGCCGGAGTTCCGGCTGCCGGAGTTCAGGTCGCCGGAGTTCAGGTC